AAAAATACAAATTTATTTTTAGAAAAATTATATAAAATAAAAAATATACAAAATTTAAAACCCCCGAATATACAAAATATCCCAATTCGTGAATCTCTCTTTACACCTGAAAATAAACTCCCAGTCACAGGATTTTATGGACTAATCGGTCCAAAACTCGATTATCGAAATATAACTAGTCTATATGACCTTTTTATAGGCGATGGAATTTTACAAGGTATATTCTTAGAAAATGGTACGGCGACATTTACACAGACACTGATTAATACTGAAAAAATCCAATTCGAGAAAATTGTTGGTAAACCATTCATACAGAATAATATGATTACTGGTGTACAAATGTTTTTAAATTTTTTAAAACTCATACCAAATATGTTAGGGGTTGCAAATACAGCATTTTTACGATTCCAAAACAAAACATATGCTCTGTTTGAGAGAGATATGCCTTACGAAATTATGATAGATTCTGAGAAAAAACTCGTCGAAACGGTTGGAAAAAAAGAGATTCTGTTTTTACAAACATTTTCAGGACATTCGAAAGTAGTCGATGGAAAAGTCGAAACGATTGATTGTGATATTCTCCAAAATAGAGTGAATTGGTATCAAATGGATATAGATAATGAAACTCAAAAGTTTCGTAAAATAAACGAATATAGTATTCCAACAGCATATATTCCTTTAGTACACGATTTCTATACGGATGAAAATTATATTTTATTGATAAATTCGCCGCTGAAAATGGACTGGTCGAATATTTTGAATAAACAAATACCTATTTTTTTCGATGGAACTGCGCCAACATTTATTTATTTAGTTCATAAAAAATCGGGAAAGATAGAAACCTATAAAGTAGATAAAGGGTTTTATCTTTTTCATTATGCGGATGTCAAGATAAAAGATAATACAATTAATATATTATCGCCATTTTATGATAGAATTAATTATAACGAAGTATTACATTTTGGAAAATATCGTCGGCTAAGAATCGACCGAACTTCTGGAAACTCACAGATATTTAAATATCGCGAATTAGAACCATTGAATCTGGATTTTCCAGTGCCTTTAGATATATCAAGACAAACAAAGATAACCCCAATAAAACGATTTATTTTACGAAATATCGAAAATGGGCGAATCAATGGATTTTATATTTTGGAAAAAACAGATATCGTAAAAAAAATAGTATTTGAAGATTATTTTATTTGCGGTGAACCAGGGATTTTCTACATGGAGAGAGAAGAGAACAAAGAAGATAATAAAGAAGAGAACAAAAATACTAGTGTTCCAATATTATGTTGTTTTGCATTTTTAGAAAACAATAATAATAATAATAAAAATAATAATGAACCAAATAAAAAACAATATTTTATTATGGTGAATCTAGAAACAGATGAGAGGATCGAATATCCAATATCAACTCCTCTATTTATTGGATTTCATAGTATTATTTTATAATTTATTTATAAATATTCATAAAAAATAATATAATATAATATTATTAATCATATTATATTATATGAAATTATTAACCCCTGTTGTCGACTATACTGAAACAATTACTTCTGCAATAAATTTAAAAGGAGAATATAATAAATCGGTATATTTTCATTGTTATTGGAGTGGTCAATTAAATGAAAAACATCTATACTCGATTTTATCCTGTTATTATTTTAATGTAAATAATAATAAACATAAAATAATTTTATGGTTAGAAAATAATATTCCAAATAATTATAATTCCGAAATAGAACAATATGCAGAAATTCGTTATTTTTCATTAGAAGCTGAAAAGGCAAATACAAATTTTATAAAAAATTATTTTTATTATAATAAATCGCTATCCTTTTACTCAGATGTCGTTAGATATTTATTATTATATAATTACGGCGGCGTATGGTTCGATTTAGATTGTTTTTTCTTAAGAAGTTTTGAGCCTATATTTTCTAACTATGAAAATGAAATCTGTGTTTATCAATGGGAAAATCAATCATATCCAAATGGTGCTATTTTTATATCATTAGAACCTAAATCTGAAAAAATGAAAAAAAACATTGAATATATAATAAATTTAAATCGTGGTTGGGGATTTCAAGAAGGAATGTTAACATATGATTTACCATTTGATATGTTTGTTCTACCGTGTAGTTGGTTTGACGCAGATTGGATAGAAAATCCATATAAAATTGGATTTGATAAATTTTTCAAAAAATCAGATAAACAATATGATTTTGATAATTTCTTTAAAGGAAGTTTTTGTTATCACTGGCATAATCGGTGGAATAATCAAATAGATGAAACTAGTATATGTTATCAACTAGTTAAATATATTCAACAAAAATTATAATTCAGAATATTATTCAAAAATAATTCTTCTGAATTCAGCATCTGTCAAAGAATTCCGTTGTAAGAGAATATCGAGAACTTTTTCGATATTTTTTCTCTCTTTTCTTAATAATTCAACTGTTTTAGAATATGCCTCGTTCAATAACATTAGTGATTCATTATCGATTTGTTGTAGACGATTATCCGAATAAGGTTGATTACTAAGAGGATTAGACGATTCCTGTTTCGTATCATAAAATACCTCAAGCTCTTTTCCCATACCATAATTAGTAACCATTTGTTTTGCTACTCCATTTGCCTCTTTTAAATCCTGAATCGCGCCCAGCGAAATAAAATCCTCGCCATAGAAAATATATTCGGCCGCTTTTCCACCAAGAGCAATCATCAATCGTTTGTTTAAGATATCTTTCGTATAGAGGCCTTCAATCGTAGGACTTTCCTTAAAAAGTGTATATCCACCAGCACCCGAATAAGTACTCTGAATCGTTACTTTTGTTAATTGGAAATACTCTTGGAAAAAATAGGTCATAAAAGTGTGTCCTAATTCGTGAATTGCTACTCTTCTTCGGGTATCCAAATTTCTTGTGTCGGTTTTTTTAACAATTCCGACGACGAGTTTTTCTAATGCCGCCTCGATATCTGGTTGTGTAATAATAATTCGGCCTTCTCTCGCAGCATAAATAGCAGCTTCATTTACTAGATTCTTTATTTGTGCACCGGAGAATCCTTGAGTCATTTCGGCCAAAATATCCATATCTATTATTTCATTCGGCTCTTTACTAGTTTGTTTTTTATTCAAATAAATCTGGAGAATTGCCTTTCTTGATTCCTTATCTGGAAGGGGGACATAAATAATACGATCGAACCTACCTGGTCGTAAAAGTGCCGCATCGAGAATATCCTTACGATTTGTTGCAGCGATTACTAAAACATCTTCATTTGTTTCGAATCCATCCATTTCCGCAAGAATCTGATTGAGCGTCTGCTCTCTCTCATCATTCCCACCAAACGAGGAACCGCCCCTCGCCTTTCCTACAGAATCGATTTCATCAATAAAAATAATTGCGGGACTGTTCTCTCGTGCCGTTTTAAAAAGACCACGGACTTTTGCAGCACCCATACCTACAAATAATTCGACAAATTCACTAGCGGAAACGGATATAAATGTCGCGTTCGTTTCAGATGCAATCGCCTTTGCAATGAGCGTTTTTCCCGTCCCGGGTGGACCTTCTAAGAGAATACCTTTTGGAAGTTCAGCGCCAGCGAGTTTATACTGTGTCGAATTTCGCATATAGGAAATAATCTCGAAACATTCTTCTGAAACTTCGGGACTACCAGCCCAACTTGCGAGTGTAATATTCGATCTTTCTAGATTGATATTGATATCATCGTTGGATTTTTTTAGAAAAGGTGAAAATGGATTCGGAGGCATCATACCAGTTATTCCATTTGTCGGGGGTCCTCCTCTTCTAAAAAAAGAACCAATGATTCCACGTAAAATGAAAAAAATAAAAGAACCAATGAAAAAATTATCGATAATAGGTCCTACTTGAAACCCCTGCTCTGGATTATATTCCATAATAAATGACTCTACTTTTGCGGATTCTGTAGAATCTAATACTTTTGGAATAACCGCAGGGGAAGTAATAGTACGCTTATATTGGGTAGTAAAATCCAGGGTATCCCCATCATCGGTTGGATTTTCTTTATAATATACATGTGATAAATCATTCGAAATATAGAGTTTATCAATTTTCTTAGATTCGATATCACGTAATAAATAACTGAGAGATTTTGTATCTGGTTTCGCATTATTCCACTGAAGAGAGAATGTTTTGGAAAAAAAGAGACAGAATAAAAAAGGTAGAGTATATAAAATAGAAAACTTCATATATTCTATGTAATCGATATATTTCTATATCTTTGTTTTTCTCAAATATATAAAATTGATTGTATTTTTTCTTTTTTATAATAAATCATACCAATCTAACAAGTATTTATCTAAAACAACAATAATGTCAAGCAATCTTACTCTTATCGCACAATTTGGAGGACTACCAGTTGAAGTCGCCCACATAATTTGTCTATTTACAGGGAAATTTGTTTTTGATAAACACGGGAACTTCAAATCCATTATTAATATAGATGATTTCAAAAACATAGAAACACTGATGTTAATCCATGATTATAATCAGAATAAATATCTATTCAACCGGTTTACTATGAATGATAAAATCCGATTTATTCAAACCCTCTATTCGGATAGATTGTTAAATAAAAAAGAACGCGTTGAAGAGGAACTATTATCCATACAAAAAGTGGATTATGTGAAACAATCGTACTTATTTACGAAACCATCTACTATTGAAGAGGTAATGATTCCAGATAAAGTACAAGTAGATTTATCTAAACTTTGTGATGAATGCTGTGTGGGAAAGTCACTGACTAAAAAACCAGAAAGAAGCCTTCCTATTAAAGGAGAACCTGTTTTTAATTTTGTAGGGTTTAATGATATGTTTTTCCATTTTATTACTGCCCATATTTATAGAAAACAAATTATTAATACTACGAAAAAGAATTCTTGTAATACATGTAATAATTGTAATAAACCTCTATTTCCAATAAAAACAAAACCGATTCAAGATTTTGATAAAAAGATACAGAAAAAATCCGTTAAATTCAATCATATTGTTAAAGAGAAGAGACCTAAGGTTATCAAGAACTTCCGTCGCCTGAATTAGATTCATAAAAGATATAACAATATATTAAAAAACAAAATTCATCTATTCGACACTATGTACCCACTTTTTATAAAACGTCCGATAGGTATTGGATAATTTATCATATTTCATATTATATTTACCATCAGCCTTTTCTAATTTAATATTCTCTACAATGGATTTATCCTGCATAACGGTTTCAAGCATCAGTTTTTTTGTATAATAATCCCCTATACTCTGATATATTTTTTCGAATGGATTCTGCGAATTTACAGGCCCTTTCCAAAAGTTTCGATAGGTTTTAACATAAAGTTGTGTATGTGTCAGATTTATCGGGGTAGCGAACGTAACGATTGTCGAAATCCATGGACCAAAGATAATACGCGCAACCGTCATATGTGGAAGCGCGAATTCGTTCTGGATTTTTAGTTGGTTGATTCCAAAAAGTCTCTTTGCAAACGATTTTTTCCCAGATAAATAATCATATTCTGTACGCCAATGATTTTGTTTTTTATTCATAGGAAACGGTGGGATTTCACTGATAGGACTCGGGAATTCACGGTTTCCAAAAGTATGTACAAATCCAATATGCATTACATCGAGAGAATTTTCCGAAACTATACGACTATATGCTTTGAAAAATACGTTTAAGAAAATAACAGAGAAATCGGGATTTACTGATTCTTCCTCCTCTGGAACCGATTTTTTATATTCTTCATCATCTAACGAAGGATTAAAAAAATCGTCTTTTGGAAGAGTATTCAAATAAATCCACCCATTTTTTTCGACGATAGGATAAGTCATCTGATTCTTACATGCTGTATTCGTAAATTCTAGACCAGGTACTTTTATTAACGTCCCATTTCCTGCGAATTCATATCCATGATATGGACATACTATACACCCCTTATTTAAATATCCGCCGGATAATGCTGCGCCTTTATGTGAACAATCATCGTCCATTGCGTAGAAAGAATTTGTTTTAGAATCCTTCCATACAGTATAGTCCTTATTCCAAACTGTGATTTTTTTAATACGGTTCGCTGGGAATTTATTCGACTCACCAATAACATACCAATGGAGAGAAATATCGTGTTGATTATTTGGGTTTGTCATTTTATCTGTTTGTTTTATCTGGGGATCATGTATCATATTATCTACTATAGAATATCCTTCATAAAGTGGATTCAAATTTTCGGAATAATCTGGATTTAATATTCCATCGGAACTTATAAGAGAAAAATCGAATAAATTCTTCATGTTATTAAATGTACTGATTAAAAATGCATCTGAAACAATCTTGTTACTAATGAAATATAGTATAAAAAATATCAAATTCATATGGTTATATATATCTTATTATTTTTATATTATTATTGGATAATGAATATCGGATAATAAATAAGAAATATATAAAATTGAATTGATTTTTATAAACAAATGAGGAATACATATCCAATCAATACAACCCATGTCAAAATATACTAATACATTCAGAGTCCTTCAAAGTGAAGAGGAAGAAGAATGTTCAAAACAAGTAAATATGGAAAGAAAAGCCACTAAAAAATTGAGAGAAATTGAATCTCTCAAAAAGAAAAATATAAAAGATCTCACAGATTCCGAAAAAGAAAAAATCGCTAGCGAAAAAGTTTGGAGGGATATATTGAATCCGCCACCGAAAGAACCACCAAAAGAATCAATAAAAGAACAGAAAAAGAGGCTAAAAAAGGAAAAAGACATACGTAGGAGAAAAGAAGAAGCTGAACGATTTAAAAAGGAACGAGAAGAATATGAATATTTGAGAAAAGAGAGTGAAAAGCAGGCAAAAAAAGAGGCAGAAGAACGGCGGAAACGAGAAGAGGAACATGAGAGACAAAATAATCCAATAGAATTTGAGTATAAAAAACGATTACAAGAATATGATGGAAATACTGAGAGAGCCTTTCGAAAATGTTCATTGAAATTTCATCCAGATAAAAATATTGGGAATGAGAAAGTGGCGAACGAAAATCAGCGAAAATTATTGGATATTCATGAAAAATATTGTAAACAAATAGAAAAATTTGGAAAGAAATAGAGAGATGTTTTTGAAATTGTATAATATACTGTATTGGAATGTATACTGTATTAGAAGGATGGATAAAATTGAAACCCTTTTTTATTTAAAATATACTGCATAACTCCCAACACACCAATCTGAGATAAAATGCAAGATACAGAACAGAATACTCTACCGAATACTCTACCGAATACTCTACCGAATACTCTACCGAATACTCTACCGAATACTCTACCGAATACTCTACCGAATACTCTACAACAAGAAATCGCAAGACTTTTCCAACTAGGAAAGAATCCGACCCCATATTCTAGCAGTTTAAGTACAATGGTGATGATGCTTCTTCATTTAAACCGAAAATACGGTATCGAAGATAAAACCCTCGAAAAAATAAAGGCTAAATATCGCGAGTATGGACGATTTACAAAACGACAAAAGAGTCTGAGAAAAGCCCCCGATTTTTATAACTGGGAACTACTTTTATATTATGATAAGAAGGACCGGCTTATCAAATCGAATCGTGATGAATATTATCCTGCATTCTATTGGAAATTACGGGATATGATCGATGCGAATCCTGGACAGAAGATCTTTTGTAGTTTCGATATCTCGTTTTACGTAAATGATAAACCAGATAATGGGCATATCGAATTGGTTATTTATGACCCCGTAAAAAATACATTGGAGCATGTTGATTCCAATCAGTTACCAAAACATGTTGCAAGACAGGATCGCGCATATTTCGAATGCTGTCAGGTTACAGAGTCGATCCTAAGACAAGTCGCTGAAGTCCTACCTACATCGCCAAAATATATTAATAATCATGACTATTACGGGGCTTACGAATATGGTATCCAATCGATGGAATCAGGATCGGATTTACTAGTCGGTAAAGAAAAAGATGGATTCTGTCTGATGTGGATGTCGCTTTTCGCTGAATTATCACTTCAGTTTTCAGAGATAGCAATGAAAGATATCATACAGACGATGATTCAGAAAGCAAAATCTGTGCATGTAAAACTAGCTACAGAGAATGATTACTTTCTGTTTGTGATTCGAGGTTATGTTGTAGATATATCAAACCATTTAGAGATGTCGTTTACAGATGAGGACTCTATTCATAATGCTTGTGTTAGACTTGCTTCTTGTTGAAATATTGTCTTGGATAAATCAAAAAATCAAAAATCAAAAAAGGGTAATTATCCCATTTTTTATTTATTATAACTACGATATTATATTCTATCTATTTCTATCTATTTTTTATTTTTTGGAATTTGTATTTTTAGTCACGCTTATCACGCATGAACCAAGAAAGGACCTCGTTGAAACAGTACTCGTAGCTGACATCATTTGGAAGCGCTTCGTATGTATTGTACGTTACCATCGCATATACTTCATAGACAGTGACTTCGTTCTTAATATAGTCACCGACAAGGTCTATATCATAATCTACATCGTATGCGTAGTCGAAAATATCGTATTTCTTATATGATGCCTCTTCGTATCCAATCTTCCTCATCATATCGTAATGGTAACTGTACTCGAGATAATCCTTCGGTGTTCCAAACGAGCCATCGATGAATTTCTCTAGGAGACAGCAGAAATGGCGTTGAGCAGCACGAAGTTCATCGGTATCCATACGCTGTAGAATACTTTCGGAATTTACGTGTTCGAGATGCATCTTAGCTTTTTCACACATTGTCTTTATTAGAGTTGAATCCGAATAGTTTCTGCGAAATTCTGCATCGGCTAAGATAATATCGTAGATAAGCGAAATCTTCAGCATCTTTTCGGGAACAGTTCCGGTCTGAGCATAGTTGACAAGATCATTAAGAACTTCGATAGTTGTTTTCGGCTTGATTTCACGATACTTCGTATAGTTCGCAGGGTCGACAGTTGTAATAGTAGTCGCAGCAGTAGTAGTCGCAGCAGTAGTAGTCGCAGCAGTAGTAGTCGCAGCAGTAGTAGTCGCAGCAGTAGTAGTCACAGAAGTAGTAGTAGTAGTAGCAGCAGTAGTAG